AAAGCCAAATTTACTTTGACTCGTTCGCAAAGAGCAGCACTAAAGCCAAAAGGCAGAAGTATTGAGTCAGTTAAGGAAGTTATGACCGGTAAAGAATTGAATGCAGCGATGAAAGCAATTAAAGCAAATGCGATTTCACTAGGCATTAATAAATAATAATCTTGGAGGGTTTTTATTTATGGCTGAAGTAGAAATTGAAGTCACTAGCAATTTTGAATTCCTCGATAGCCTTCAAGATGGTAAAGATACTGCCGTTCTTGAGGGCTCCACTCGTTCAACAAAGACTTATTCAATTGAACAATTTTTAATTATCCGTTGGTGTATTGAAAAGCCTGGTTCGACTGTTCGCTGTTTTCGCCATGACTCCACGACACATAACAAGACCACGATAAAAGACTTCAAAGAGATAATGATCACTCTTGATTTGTGGGATGAAGGCTCGTGGAATGGCACCGAGAAAGAATTTAAATTCAATAATGGTAGTTTATTCGCTTTCTCTGCGACAAGTGATGAGCAGAAGCTTCACGGATTGAAACAAGATGTTGCTTGGCTTAATGAAGTGATGGAAATTTCAGCCGATGCCTATGCACAAATAGCATTCAGAACAACACAATTGACGATTATGGACTTTAACCCGTCTTTTAATCATCATTGGGTTTTTTCTCAGATTATTCCCTCGGACAATTGCGCCTATAAGCATTCAACTTATAAAGATAATCCTTTCCTGACTGATAAGCAGGTTATGGAGATCGAGAAGTATGAGCCGACTGAAGAGAATGTTCGTCGTGGTACTGCTGATTCTTGGCGTTGGGACGTTTACGGTTTAGGCAAAAGGGGTAAAATTGAGGGCTCTGTGTTTAAATTGTTTGAATGCACTGACTTCTTCCCCGAAAAAGCGATGTGTCAACGTTGGGGCATGGGAATGGACTTTGGTTTTTCTCTTGATCCGACGACATTAATCGAGTGCGCATTATTTCAAGATGCTTTATACTTGCGCGAGTGGATCTATGAAACTGGTTTAATTACTACTCAGAATATTACGCGACCTGGTGAGCCTTCAATCGAGGGACATTTAAAAGAATTACAAATAAGTAAAGATGTGAAGATCTATGCTGATTGTGCTGCACCTCAACAAATAGCCGATTTGCAAATATCTGGCTTCAATGTTATTCCATGCGTAAAAGGCCCAGGTTCTATTCTTCAAGGCTTGGACCTGATGAAGCAACGAAAGATATTCATCGACCGGAAAAGCTCTAATCTTCAGCTTGAATTCGAGCATTACCGGTGGAAGAAATCAGTTTCGGGAGACTTTAAACGCGAACCCGAAGATCAATGGAACCATGCAATTGATGCCGTTCGTTATTGGTGTATGGCCGAGCTTCAGCAAGATAAGTGGGTCAATGCTCACGGTGGCAAGAAGGTAAAAGTAAAATCACGTATTAGGGATCGACGCCGATGATTATGAAAATGTGTTGTAAAAATGAGATGAAGGATTTGATTGAATTGGTTGATAATAAATTCGGCCTTGATAATGTTTTCGTCACTGATTTCGATACGCAGACTAACAAAGAATACTTACTAAAGCAATCTTGGTTTGTGACTTTCCACAATAATGAAGATGAATTGCTCGGCTTACTTATTCTTGAGTGGGTAGATATTCGGACGGCATCGCTTCATTTTGTATTATTCAAGAGAGGGAATATTCTCAAAGGTTGGCGCATGTTCTTGGCTACCTATGGTCAGCACTTCGATGAGTTACAGACGTATATCCCAATAGATCGACCCGATGTTTTAAGGATTTCAAAAGCATTGGGATTTAACCACAACAAAGATGAGAGGTATTACTATGGGCGGCTCTGCACCCAAACCGAAACCACCACCACCGCCACCACCACCACCGCCAGTAGTTGCACCGGTGACTAGTGAGGATGACAACGTTAAATCTGCTGCTGAAGGTGAAAGAAAGCGTATAAGATCGCAAAAGGGCCGTCAAGGTTCCCAGCTTCTTGCAAGTACATCGAATTCAACAGAAAGAAAAAACTTACTAGGTTAATATTATGGCGAAAGATCCGAAAAAATACAGCGCTGACGAACTCAAGCAAATGAAGGGCCGGTTGGATTCAGATAGGCAGACTTTATCATCTACCTACGATTCAGCCTTATACTATTATTTGCCTGAGTTTCAAAGTGAATCAGAGTATAGGAACAATACTAAAGTTAGTGAGGAGAATCAGCCTTTGCAGCCAATTGGTCAAGAAGCTGCTGCCGCACTAGCTGCCGGAATTTACAGTAATACTGTGAATATGGGCTCTGAATTTTTCGGCTTTCGCACTAATGACGAGGAGTTGAACAAAGTTGAGTCCGTAAAGCGTTGGTTCACTGATGCTTCAAAGGCTTGCATGAGACAGATGCAGAATTCTAACTTTGCCATGGCTACTCATGAGACAATTTTATCTTATGTTTCCCTATGTACTGGCGTGATGTATTCCGAGTATGACGGTGAATCAATGGTTTATCAGAATTTTCCTATTACTCAATGCTCAATCTCAGAAGATAAAGATGGAATTGTGAATACTCTGTTTAGGTCTTTTGAGATGACTGCTCAACAGGCAATGGAAAAGTGGGGAGATCAAAACAGCGAAGATATTCAAAAAGCTTATGCTGATTCAGCTAAGCGATTCATGAAGTTTCCATTCTTTCACGCGGTTATGCCTCGACTAGATACCGATAACGAGAAGTTGACCAAAGATAATAAGCCATATTATAGTTATTATTGTGATGAGAATAGCAGCCATATAGTTGAAGATGGTGGTTATGATTCTTTCCCTTATGCTGTACCGAGATTCCTCAAGACTTCGACAAGCGTTTATGGTCGTGGTCCTGCATTTTCATGTCTTGGATTATGCCGTGAGATTGATCGCTTAGAATTTTTACTCGGTGATGGCGCCGAGATAAAAGCTAATCCACCTTCATTTTTTCCCGCCGGTACAGTTCAAGAAGATATTGATCTCTTACCTGGTGGCGTGAACTTCTATAATCCTTCTCAAGGGAATATCGTATTTTATCAGCCTGATATTGATATTAATGCTAATATCCAGCGTCAAATGGGATTAATCGAGCATGTAAAGAAATTGTTCTATGCTGACTTATTCCGCATGATGGACGAACAAAAGAATATGACCGCGACAGAAGTTAACGCGCGATTAGGTGAGAAGGTCCAAGCAATTACTCCGGTCGTGAATCGTCTTTATGATGAATTCTTTGAAGTGACATTAACGAGAACACTGCAATTACTTGTTGCAAATGGAGTTATTCCACCTTACCCAGAAGAGATTCAAGGCAAGGATTATACAGTTGAATACACGACTAAGCTCGATTCAATGATGAAAGCAATTGAGGTAGAATCAGCAATGCGATCACTTCAGCAATCTGCCGGTATTTATGAAATGCTCATGAACTTCCCTCAAATTGGTTCGGTCATAAATGTTGATCGTTTGGTTAAGAATATTTATGAAGCTAATAACGTTTCAAATGATGTCCTTTATTCAGAGCAAGAGACAGCTAAGATTCAAGAAGAAGCTCAAGAGGATGCTGCGGCTCAAGCTCAACAACAGCAAATGATGGATAAGCTCGGCAATGTTGATCCTAATAAAAAGGCTGAAGAAGGGTCGATGGTTGATGAGATGAATAAACAAGGTCAGTTATGAATATAAGAGCAGAGCAGAAAGCAAAGATTGAGGCACGTGAAAAAGCAGTCAAAGCAAAGAAGGAGTTATATAAACAAATATTCCTGACTGATGCGGGTAACAGCGTTTTAAAAGACTTGGCTCAATTTTCCCAATTTGGTGAAGACGTGTTTGCGATGTCTCCAGATGACAGAACAAATGCGTATAATCAAGGTAGACAGTCAATACTAATCCATATTAAAAAAATCTTGGAGGATTAATTATGGAAGATGCAGCACCGGCACAAGATGCCACAAATATTGATAGCGGTAACATTGGGGGCGGTGAAACTCCTGCTCCGGTTTCAACTCCTGACAGTGGTTCCCTTCTCGGCGGTTCTCCTTCTGCTGATCCTGCCCCTGTTTCGGATACTGCCCCCGATGCAATACCACAAACGCAACTCTGGCATGAAACTTTGTCAGATGAGTTTAAGAACAG